GATCGTGGCAGAACCAGCGTTTGCGGATGCCACCATTGACACGATTGCAGCCGCTAAGGTAAGCACAACGGAAACGGAGACCCCCATGACCGACAACACCACACCACAGGAAAAGCCAGCCGAAGCGCCGAAGGCGCCGATCTGGGCTGAAGCACGCAAAGCACCGTCACGCCTGCCCTCGATGAGCGAGTGGGTTTCTGCGTACGTGCAAGGCGGCGAAAAGTTTGCTGCAGTCAACCGCATGATCGCTGACCACCAAGCGGTACACAACCCGATTGCTGCTGCAGCCGGCGACATCATCACGACCGACACGCCAGGTCTCTTGCCTGTGCCAGTCGTCGGCCCGGTGTACAACAACATCAACTACTTGCGCCCAGTCGTCACCAACGTCGGCGCGCGCGCAATGCCGCTCGGTTCAGGCAAGACGTTCAACCGACCAGAAATCACGACGCACGTGAGCGTCGCGCAACAGGCGAACGAACTTGCAACGCTGTCGTCAACCACGATGGTGATTTCAAGCAACATCGTTACGCGTCTCACGTTTGGCGGCACGGTGCTGGTGTCTGAGCAAGACGTTGACTGGACTGACCCATCATCCGTCGACATCATCCTGCAAGATTTGGCAGGCCAGTACGCCGACGCGACCGACAACTTCGCAGCCGACCAAATGTACAACGAAAGCACCGTCCAGGGAACCTGGGCTGGCACTGCAGCCACAATCCTTAGTGAGATTTACGGCGCCGCGCAACTGATTGCCGCATCGACGAACGTGTTGCCAACGCACCTGTTCGTTGACCCTGAGATGTGGGCCAAACTTGGCGGACTCGTCGACGGTGCCAACCGTCCGTTGTTCCCGACCGTTGCACCGTTCAACGCACCCAATGCGTCGTACGCCGCAAGCAACTGGAACGGCAACCCGCTTGGATTGACGCTCGTGGTGGACAAGAACTTCGCAGCAAAAACCGCAATCGTCGGTTGCGCCGCCGGCCAGTTCGCTGGATTCGAAATCTACGAAAATCAGCGCGGACTTGTCGCCATCGACAAACCCGAAGTGCTTGGCCGCCAGATTTCATTTAGGGGCTACTTCGCAACCCTGATGATTGACGGCACAAAGTTCCGCCGATTCACCTACGCCTAGTCATTAGAAAGGCGGCCTGATGGCCACCTACACAACGACCCAGGCGCAGATCACCGACGACGTAGGCGTAATCAAGACGCTGACCGCAACACAGGTTGAGGTCGGCCTCAGCATTACGTTGTCAGGGTTCGCGTCACCATTCACAGCGCTCAACAGCACGTTCACAGTTACTGCGATACCACAGCACCTGTTTATCGGCGTTGACGACGACGGCGACTACCTGTTCGACTACGACGTACCGATACAAAATCAGATTGCGTTTGCGGTCACGGCTGCAGATCAAGACCGCGCGCCAGCGACTGCGACGCTGACGTTTACGCCGACGTGCAGCTGGGTCACCGTTGCCGACGTGGAGGACTGGCTGGGATTTACAGTTACCAATCCGTCGTCTGACTTTGACCTGCTGACACTTGCTGTTGGCGCAGGCAACCAGTTCGCCTGGCGTCGCCGGCAAGAGGCCGGCTACTTTGACAGCCTGACAACGGTGCCGTCAAGCGACGTAAAACTTGGCAGCGTGATGTACGCCGGCTACCTGTACCGCATGCGCGGCAGCGCATCGGAGTCGTACGCCGCGTACGACCCGCTTGCCACGTCAGGGCCAATAGGCGGCTCATTCGTGGAGGTGTTGCGACTGCTGGGCGTCAATCGACCACAGGTTGCCTGATGCCTGGCGTACTTGAGACCGGCTACAACGATCTGATTTCGCTGCTGGAGGCGATTACAAACCTCCCGGTCGTCTCCAGCAGCGATCCCCGCAACATAAACCCGCCGTGCGTGCTGATCGATGCGCCGGCATTCCTGATGCATACAAACGTCGTGCCTGAGATGCAGTTCAGCATAAAAATTATGGCAATCGGCCCAGGCGACCGCAACACGCTGAACAAACTGCTTGACCTGGCAGACCTGATACGCGCAGCCAACCTGGGTCTGCAATCGGGCAGGCCGACCGTCGTACAGATCGGTTCGCAAGACTTTGCTGCCTACGAGCTAACGCTGTCAACTAAGGTTGTGCCATGACCCGCCTGCTCGTAATTACCGACAAGCTGAACAACTCAAAGAAGGGCGACGTTATTGAGGTCAACGACCCTACGAACGTGGAGTACCTCATCAATTCGGGCCAGTGCCTGCCCGTCGAGGAACACGAGCCAACGGTTGTCACCAAAGTCAAAGATGCAGCCACTAAGGTTGGTCGCAGGAAACGGAAGGACTAAACATGGCAACCACAGTCTTGAGCAACCCGGTCGTCTCAATGGGCAGCACCTCGCCAGGTACAGCGATTACCACGCAAGTCATAAGCGCAGTCGTCAATGACTCACAAGATCAGTTGGAGACGACTGCTTTCGGTCAAACGAACCGCACCTACGGGCCTGGCCTGACGAATGCGACAATCACGCTCACGTTCCTCATGGATTACAGCGCCAACTCGACGTACGCGCTGCTGAAGAGTCTGAAGGGTGCAACACAAACGTACGTCGCCGTCAGAGCAACCAGCGCAGCAATCAGCGCAACAAACCCCGAATTTCAGTTGACCAACGGTTACCTGGCGTCATTCAACCCAGTCAACGCGCAGCTGGGCGAGCTGCAGCAGGTTGAGGCAGTGTTCAACGGCGGCACATTGGTTGAGGATGTAACACCGTAACAGCGACCGACTAGGAGGGCAGCGTGAAACTGACATTCAAGGCGACGTACCTGACGCCGGCAGGCAAACCGCACACCGACAACATCGAGATCACGCTTGCCGACTTTGCTGCGTGGGAACGCGAGACCGGGCGGCGCGTGCAAGACCTGCAGAACGGCATGGGCATAAACGACATGTGCTACATGTGCTGGCACCGCCTGCACAAATCGCAGCGCGAGTCGCGCGACTACAAGACGTGGCTCGAGTCGGTGCAGACGATTGAGACGGAGGCGTTAGAACCTGCAAACCCTACGGAACAGGCACCGTCAGACGGCAGCTAGCGGCAATCCTGCTCGCAACCGGCTGGTGGCCTGCCGACGTAACATTCGACGTGCAAGACCTTGCGACGGTACTACTCTTAGATGAGAAACGACGCGAAAAAGGGAAACGATGAGCGAGACGCCAACAACGAACGTCAGCATTGTCGGACTGAAAGAAGCGTTGCGCGAACTCAACGACATCGACAAGAAGGCTCGTCGCGAGCTGACGCGCGACTTCCAGCGCGTGTGCAAGCCAGTGATCGACGCAGCCAAGGCCGCAATCCCAAAGGCCGCCCCAATCTCGGGGTTCAACCGCAGTTGGACTACCAAGACCGGCCGCAAGATGCTGCCTTGGTCGGGTGCGGTCGCAGCCAAGTACGTCAAAGCCAAGGTCAGCGGCAAGAGGCCGCGCGAATACAACGGCCGCATGACCAACCTTGCCGTGTTCAGCATTGCGTGGGGCGGTGCGATGAACACCGTGTACGACCTTGCGGGGCGTAACGGTGGCGGCGAAACGGCGGCAGGTGATCGCATGATTCGAGCGTTGGAGGCGCGCAAGGGTCGCGCGTCGCGCGTGCTGTGGCCCGCGTACGAGGCCAACAAAGAACAAGTCGAGCAAGAGGTGGCGCGCATCATTGACGACGTTATGCAACAAACCAACCGAGGCATGTAATGGCTGTCGTCATACCTATTGTCTCCGAGTTTGACGGCAAAGGACTGTCACGCGCAATCACCGAGTTCAAGCAACTTGAGGGCGCGGGCGAAAAAGCACAGTTTGCGCTAAAGAAGGCAGCCGTACCTGCAGCTGCCGCGCTAGCAGGTGTCGCGGTCGCCATCACCGACATGACAAAGGCGGCAGTCGAAGATCAGAAGGCGCAGCTGCTGCTGGCGCAGGCAATCGAGCAGAACACGCTGCAAGGCAAAGCAGCCGTAGCCGGCGCAGAGGCGTTTATTGAGGCGACGATGATGAGCGCAGCCGTAGCCGACGATGAGCTACGGCCTGCCCTGGCGCAGCTCGTGCAAACAACCGGGCACCTTGAATACAGCCAAGAGTTGCTGAACACTGCGCTTGACGTGTCGGCTGCGACCGGCACAGACCTGGCGACCGTCACCGACGCAATGAGCAAGGCAGCAGTCGGCAACACGAAGGCGCTCGGCAACCTTGTGCCGGCAGTACGCGAGACGATCAAAGAGGGCGCGTCGCTCGATGAGGTGATGCAAATCTTGTCGTCGTCAATGGGTGGCGCCGCGAGCATTGCGGCTAACAGCGCTGAAGGTCAAATGAAGCGCCTGTCAATCACCATCAGCGAAACAAAGGAGTCAATCGGCGCAGCGTTCCTGCCGATACTCGAGCGTTTGCTGCCCAAGCTGCAGCAGCTGGCAATGTTTGTCAAAGACAACACAGGTTTTGTGACCGGCCTGCTTCTTGCCGTAGGTGCATTGTCAGGCGCAATCCTGATTGCAAACGCTGCAATAAAAGTCATTACGGCGGCGCAACTACTGCTGAACATAGCAATGGCCGCCAACCCAATCGGCCTGGTCGTTATTGCAGTTGCAGCGCTGGTCGCCGGCTTTATGTTGCTGGTCAAAACGACAGGCGGTGTCAAAGAGGCGTTTATTGCTATGGGCAACTTTGTCATCGGCGTGTTTGAGAACATCGTCAACAGCTTCAACAACATGCTGAACCTGATTATCAAAGGCATAAACCTGTTGCCAGGCGTCGAGATACCGTTCATTCCAAAGCTTGAGCTGCCACGCATTGGCGGCGGCGGCAGCAGCGCAGCCGTAGGCACAGGCGGCGGCGCGACAGCCGGGCCTGATCTGCTTGAGCGTGCGCTCATGCGCCCGGTAGTGCCTGACGTGCCGCTCGCCGTCGTGCCACCTGTAAAGGGCGGCGGCGGCGGTGGCGGCGGTCGTGTAGGAGGTGGTGCAGGCATCGGGCTAGGTGAGGGCATGGTCGGCATTCTGCCCATTGACGAAGGTGTTATCGGCGGCGGCGGCGGCGGTTTTGGCGCGGCGCCAGGCAACGAAATGCTGCTTGACGGCATGACTGGCGGCATCACAGTCGTCGTCAACGCCGCGATTGCTGAGGCGACGCTTGCCGACAAGATTGTTGACGCGCTGACTCAATACAACCGACGATCTGGGCCGCTACAACTCGAGATTGCCTAATGGCTGCGTCAGTCGTACAGTCAGGCAGCTACCTGCTTGAGCTTGACACAGGGTTTGAGTCAGGCGCGTTCACGCTCGACGACCCGACGACAGGCGTGCTTGACAACGCCGAATACACGTTAGGCGGCACCGGCAACACGTACGCCGACATAACAGAATTTGTGACCAACGTTGTCTACAAACGCGGGCGCGAAAAAACCGACTACCAATTCGGCGCTGGCGTCATGCAGTTTACGATGCGCGACCAAACAGGCATCCTCGGGCCGTACGACACGAGCAGCCCCTACTACGACACGGCAAACGCGCAGCCAGGGCTTGCACCGATGCGCGGCATACGCCTGTCGCGCGACGGCGAATTCCTGTTTGTCGGCATCGTCACGTCGTACTACTACATGTTCCAAATGGCAGGGCCGAACCTTGTCAACGTGCAATGCGCCGACGAGTTCTACAAGCTCGCACAGACCCAGCTTGACGAGCTGAACGTCACGGCGCAAACGTCAGGCGCACGCATCAACACGGTGCTGGCACTGCCAGAGGTCGACTACACCGGCACGAGCAGCATCGCAACAGGCACGGTCAACCTGGGTCACGCAGCCGCCTACACAGTTCCGCAAGGCACTAACACGCTGCTGTACCTGCAACAGATCAACCAGGCAGAACAGGGCCGGCTGTTTGTGGCGCGTGACGGCACAATCACGTTCCAAGAGCGCATCGGCACGACGCCTAGCGGCCCTGTCGTCAGTTTTACCGACGACGGCACAGGCGCTAAGTACGAGGATTTGCAAGTCGAGTTTGACGCCGACAACGTCGTCAACCGCGCGTACGTAGAGGGGTTAGACGGCGACAACGCAACCGACAGCGACGCCGCCAGCATCGCCCAATACTTCACGCAGTCCGTAACGATCACCAACAGTTTGCTGCATGAGCAGTCAG